TAAAATCAAAATAAAAAAACATTTTTCATATTTTGATTCAAAGTTCGCGCAATTTATTCCACACTATTCCACAAATTAAGGCACAAGGCTTTTTTTCTGAAACAAAGTCAATGTATTAAATGAGCACCCCGATCCTAGACGCACCGCATAGGTATTATTTAAACGATCCAAATATACTAATGACTGTTGAATTTCACGTAATGGACCACTTCCATTTAATGTAATCCATCTGTATTCAGCCGTTGGGCTATATAAAATAAAGTTCCCATCTTTATAATTTCCGCTGTCGCTTTGGAAATCGCTAATTAATGGGAGGGACAAATTTTGCGAGCCTTGAGTAAATGCAACGCCAGAATTCCATAAAACGGGCGGGGTGAATTGAGTTGCAACAATGGGCAATGTGGTTCCAATTGCCATTCCCATCACTGGATTCATTTGCGCAATAGTTGATGAGTCTTGCGTAATTTGTAAGGTATTTCTAACAGGGGCATAAAAAGGATATTGGATAACTGAACTAGATGATCCGTTTGCGCTTACTGTTAAGACTCTCATGTTTCTGCCTCCAACACTTGTCCCGTATGAATCCACATTAAATGCAAAAGAGGACATCAAACTAAAAAGCGCTTGATTAAAATAAATTCCAATATAATTGGTTTGAGTATCATCATATGCGCTATTGTCAAATGGGACATAAATATTGACTACCTCTTGCTCACTATTCCATGAAAATTCAGGCCAATAATTGCTCGGCATCGTTTGTCCTACAGCAATAAGTTGGGCGCTCAAATCTTGATAGCATGCTTCGCTAATAGTATTCAAATAAGCGACAAATATTTCATAAGAATAAACATTATAGTAGGAATTAGAATTATTGGCTTGTTGTCCTGATACTTTTGGAGGTGCAGGGAGAATGCTTGTTGATATTTGTGGCACATATTCAATATATTGCTGCGAATATAGAGTAACCCCACTAGGATCTGTATAATTAAAAGTCATTGAATATACTGTCAAATTTGGATCTGTTGTATTTAATTGTATTGTTGGAGAAAACACAGGCAAGTTGGTCGGGCCCGTATCCGCAAACCATCGAACTACGCTGCAGTGGTACAGAGATAAATCAGAAATGATTGGCTGATCAAATGATTTGGAGATAATTGCTTCAACTGGCGCGCTGCCCCCTTCACTCAGTTGATTTGTGATTGCCAATGCGAGATATAAAAAATCGGGGTTGGGATCATTTGCGTTTGAAGACGTTACATTAGACCTTGTAATTAATTGCTGCCGCTGCATCTTTATTTACAAATTCAATATATTATATAAAATGACAAAAAATATTTTGTATATTAGTATAATATATCAAAATCATGCCAAATTTCGGTCGTTTTCTTCCAGGCCAACATTCCAGTGATTATAAATTGCTGGGTGGTGTCCCTGATTACGGTGCTTATGTAATTGACGAACCTCTCGGATTATCTCATTCCCGTCGTTCTCGCCATTCTTCTCGTAAATCTGGAAGGGGTCGCGCCGTTTCTCGCCGTTCGCGTAGATCTCGCCATTCATCACATCGTTCTGGAGGTTCCCGTCGGTCGTCTCGTCATTCATCGCGTCGTTCTGGAGGTTCTCGCGCAGTTTCTCGCCATTCACGTCGGGCTCTATCATCACATCGTTCTGGAGGTTCCCGTCGTTCATCTCGCCATTCTCGCAAATCCCAGCGTAGCGTGAGATTTGGAGGTTCTCGTCATTCGTCCCGTCGTTCGTCTCGGCGTTCTCGTTCTATTAGAGGTGGTCGTAGTTTTGCCGCGCGTCTGCGATCTCGTGCTGAAAAAGCATTTAAACCTGTTGGCCGAGAACTCAAATCGGTTGCACAAGATGTTTATAATAGAGCAACCCCCATCGTTCATCAAGCATATAATGACTTGAAATCGCAAGCAGTCGGAGAATTAAAACGGGGTGTCGCCACTGGGTTGGCATCTCTTGCATCAGGTGCTGCTGCCTCGGGTGGTCGCCGTTATCGCAAAAAACGTTCTGCACGTGGTGGTGCTCGTTCGGTTAGAGGCGCCATGGTCTCCAAGTTGATGAGACAACATGGTATGGGTCTTGGAGAAGCTAGTCGCTACATTGCCGACCATAAAATGTATTAAAAAATCCTTATTAAAAATATGTTTTTGTATAATATAGTCACTAATGTCATATTACACAACAAGAACCGCATTATATCATCCAAATTCCCCATTATATGCGGCAAAGATAAAGGCCGATATTATTCGCAAACAAATCCGTGGCCTTCCTGCTCGTGAATTAATTGCATTGCCAAAATTGGAGGAATCATTTGCGCACAATTTCCAAATATTCACAAATAACCTTTATAAAATTCAACAGGATTTCGTATTGCTTACTTCTGTGGTCAATGTAATTCAACGGCAAGAGAACGGCGGACGTAATCCAATGAATAAAACACATCAAGAAATTGCAGAGGAAAATCTACGGTTCAAAAATAGATATAATCGTATTATTGGATCAGAACGCGAAAATATGCGACGTGAACAATTCGCACCATCTCGCGCATTATATAATGACGAATTTGGCATCAGTCCAGCCAGACCCGATTATTTTGGACAAAATAATCCCATGGTTGCTGGTCATGAATCTGAACTTCTAAGTCCCGACCAAGCTGCTGAAGCTGCGCAAATATTTAATATGCCCGACATTTATGCATCTGGAAGTGGCCGATCCCATCGCAGAACCCGACGGATTCAAGGTGGTGCAAATCCGCGAAGACGTGTCTCTATTCCATTTCCAGAATCAGATGAAGAAGAGGAAATGCCCGCATTAATTCCGATGGAAGAGGAGGAGGAAGAAGAAGACCCAAATTTACGAACACCCGAAGCTATAGAGCCACATAGTGGCATTGTATATCCTCGTAGTGATATTCGCTATTTCGCACAAAAATTTACGCCAGAACAGCGTGCGGCCGAAGAAGCAGCGAGTAGAGCCCGACAAGAGGCCGAAAGTGCCAGTCAATTTGCAAATAGACAACGATTGGAAAATATTGAAGCCCATGAAAGAGCAGAACGTCGTCCAACTGCCGAAAATATCAGAAAGGCCGAAGCTGCGGAGAAAAAAGACAGAGCCGCAGCCAAAAAAGCCGAGGCTGCGGAGAAAAAAGCCCGAGACCGTGTGTTTAATACTGTAATACATCAACATCATCATTATGCCACGAAAGAATATCACACCAAAGAAACAGCCGCACCCATCATTGAACGATATAAAATCGCGGATTTGCTCATAAAGATTACTAATGATTTGCGGTCGGTTGATGTGTATTATCGGCAAAATATTAAACGCGACATCAAATTCTCCAATCAGGGCGAAATCCTAAAATTGCAAGAAGCGCGTGATAATTTGGACAAAGCATTTCAAATGCTTTATCGTAAGCCCACGCCAAAACAAATGGAACGCGGAATTATATTGTCACCCTATCAATATATTACTGGAACGATTCAAGTGGAAGAGGGCCCCATTTTATGGGAACAATTAGTCGCCAATTTTGAATTTGTGCAGACTGATTTGAGCCTCATCATTCAATATCCCCGTAGAACATTTGAAAATCCCGATGACGATATTTTGCTGGAATAATAAATTTCTTATCTTTTAATAAATGGTCACAAATTTATTAAGAGAACGCAGGCCAAACGAATATCCGAGGCAAGCTCGTGAGGCATTTAATTATCTTACAATAAATGGAAAATATTATCATGTTGGAAGTGCACGATATGATGCTATACATTATGCATCCGATTATGACCTTCATGACTTAATAACACATACAAATGACAAATTGCACCCTATTGACTGGATTGTAAAGAAAATACAAGAAAAATATCTCAATTTAAAACCATATTCCTATATTACAGATTTTATATGTGGTGAGGATATACACCATGAACCTATTAAATGGTCGGAAAGGGAAATTTTAAAAGGGCACAAAAAGACAACTGGCGGATATACTGTTACATTGGCGCAATGTCTGATAACAAAAACACTAACACGATTAACCTATATCACACCAATAGATGGCATGTTTATGCAATTTGAAGAGCTATATTATATTAAAATTGGCAATATTACAAATTTTGATGATTCGTCCCATCCAATCCAAAATGTATTAAAATCATTAAAAGACGATGTAATCAAAAAATTAAATGCGGGCAATTATTACAAAGCAATAAAGCGATCATTTTCGTGGTATGCCTTAGCCGACCCCAAAAAGTATCATAACATATTAAAACATCAATTAGATTTTTTCAATAGTGAGGCAGGTCTCTTAAACAAAATACGGTCTGATTTAAATATAGTTCAATCAGTCGCGCATTTGGCACCATTACCAATCATAAAATATAATTTACATACTATTGCCAATCAGCTTCCCCCAAAATATAAATATCTAGATAAGTCTATAAGAAATGCTTACAAAGACAATGTCGGATTTTATTATATTACAAAAGAACTACTCAATAATATTAATGAGTTGGTGACAAAATTTGTCCATGATTATCCCGCGGCCATTCTCCCCCAATAAGTTTATCTCTATGTATTTCAATAATGATAAACTTTGAAGATGCAGGCGTTCCATTTGCTATTGTTCGCAGCAATGATGACCTCGTTGATGGTATTCGTTCCCGTTCAGGTAAGCAAAAATCGCCCATTGTATTATATGCCACACGAGAACCGCACCCCGAAGGCTTTGATTCAATTGACCTCGCTGATATGAAACTTAATGACCACTACCTTGAAATGATCCCCAATTTTGAATCACCCGAACGTACCTACCTCGCGGGGGCAACAGGATGCGGCAAAACATCAACCATTGTAAATCGCATGCTTGCATACAAGGAGTTCTTTCCAAATAACCCCATCTACTTTTTATCGTTGGTTGAACAGGATGATGTGCTGGATGATTGGGAGGATCTTTTTGAACGTATCCCCACCGATGAATCAATTATCGGGTCTCAGTTTGATATGGAACAGATGAGGGATTCACTCGTTGTTATGGATGATTGCGATGTGCACCCCGATCCCAAAATCCGCAAAGCATTGGATGCTCTTATGAATAATATTCTTGTTCGTGGTCGTCATTTCCGCATATCTCTTTATTGTGTGGGTCATGTTGTTTGCAATGGGGCTTCAACAAATCTCGCACTTACACAGGCCAGCGAAATCGTATTTTTCCCATTTCACATGGTCCCCGCCAAATTACGATATCTTGCAGAAAATCATATAGGATTGGGAAAAGAGCATTTGCGATATATAATGGGACATGAACCCATGTCAACTAGCATAACCTTAAAACGCGGTGCATCAGCTTTGCCCATTATTGTTGGAAATACCTTTGCTTTTATTGTAAAACCACAGTTTTAATTTACCAAAGATGTCAGCATTTTTTCCCGTTTGTTGGAAAGAAGGCCACCGAGGCCTACCAATGATGCCAGCATTGGCTGTATTCCTCCTATTGCTTGCATCTTTGGTTCCTCTCTACTGGGAGGTCTTGAATTATTTGGAATATTTGTTTATATCTTTGGTAATTATATTAAAAATCCCCAATACTTTTTAATATAAAATCTCATAAAGTCGGTTGGTATATTATTAGATTTTATGTTTATAGAATACGACTTTTTCCACACCATTAGCGTGTTGTGTAGTCATCACGCCTTTATAGCCTTTTTCTGCCAGTTTTTCGGGATTATATTGACGGAAACGATAAAAATGCGGGGTTTCATCAACCTTTTTATATACATATCCATTAGGTTTCAAATATTTGCCGATTGCGTCCTCAATTGTCCAACCTTTTTGCTTATCAAATATTACGGATTGAACTATATGATCCGACAGTTTTCTCATACAATATCCTAATATATTGATTTATTCACGTTTTTGTTGAATATGGGGGACTTTCTCATAAAGTAGGCTGGTCTAATTCTATGTCATGTTGGAATAAATGGCGGCGGGTTTCCGTTATTAATTTGCTGAAAAATCCGCGGCCTTGTATAAACTGTTTGGCCATCACCGCTGCATATAAATCCACGTCGGCCGATCCACCATCAAAATGTATTCCCCCCAATTCGCGCAATACATCGGCAAAATATCGGTCCGATGCTTGAATGCATTCATCGTAATTTGACGAACTCGTTTTGGCAAAAAAACATTTGCCGATTACATAGATTTTCCTACTATTTGGCGGGACCAATGTGCGCAATTGGTCAACTGGAATGGGGCGCTTTTCCCTTTCGTGTTGAGTATTGCCTGCCAACACATCGCCGAGACGCAAATGTATCACTGTTGACTCTGAAATCTCTGGGGGCAATAATGCCGCAAATCGTGGCAGTCGTCTTGAAATAATCTGGGCAATTGACGCGGCGCCGTTAGTGCATCCCAAATTAATATAATCGGCGCCAATTGAATCAGGATAATCTGTTACTAATTGCTGTTTCTCGCTTGCTGTGAGTGTTAATAGGCATAAATCGCCTAAACGATATGATGATATAGGGGCGGACATATTAATTTATAATATTAAATATTACTCTTTTTTAGAATACAATAAGGACTGTTTCACACTGTGACCCATTGCCCGCGACACTTTTTCAATATCTGCATATGTTGGCGTCTTGCCACTATAAAATTGTGTTAAATAAATATGGCGGTACATGTCAACGCTCACATGTTTGCCATCCCAAATTTCATTATTATAGACTACGATTTGCTGTGGGTTTAATTTATGCTGCGTGCTCCCAAAAAGAAGCCAATCAGTCGGATCAATTTTTATCCATTTTTTTATCAACCCGTTCAATTCCTTTGAAACATCAATCACAGTCAGCCCATAAACATTGGCTGTCTTATATTTGTTAAAATACAGTTTGCCGTCAGCATAATAATTATCAGTGCTTGGGTCATAATTGCGTACCTTTAATTCAGTGTAATCTAATGAACGGCGGGGAGGGACGCCGCCCGCACCCGACATCAATGCCATTATGAAAAACAATACAAGAAATTTCTCACGCGCCCGCTGTTCAAATATATGGCGCTCTTTGCGATCATTGAGCATACTCACCGCCATTTTTTTCATGGTCTCATATTTATTGCATACGACTGGCCATTCAACCCAATTCTCTTCCTGTTTGGCCGATTTGTTTTGTTCGCTGTTTTGTTTATTTACAGTGTTACAATCTTGCACCATTAGCGTGTGGTAGGCAGGTATGCCAGTTAATATATAAAGAGCCGATAAAGTGGTTTTGCGCTTATTAGGTGATACATCGGACAAATAGTCTAATACAGCCTTTGGGTTTGAAAATAAATGAGTATGATGCATATTATCGCCCATTTTGGTAAGCAGTGAGGCCAAGAGGCTAACATAAGTTTTAACGGTGTTTTCCTTGAGGGTGGGGCGGCGGTTTAAAATCATCGTCGCGAGCTCTTCTCTAGCAGACATTTTAGGAGATATATATTAACTAAAATATAATAAAGTCAAACTTTTTTATATTTTCAAATAGTATATGGAATATCCCGCAATTATCATTCATAAATATCAGGAACTTCTGGAAGAAGAAAAAAAGGCTCATGAAGTCACGCGGGCCCAAATATTGGAAAATACGCATAATTTATTTCACAGCTACACCGAAGAGGCGCAACGACTGCAAGAAGAAAATGAACGCTTAAGTAGCGCAGTGGATGCCGAAAGGCAAATGGCAAATAATGCATTGCGGGCCTATGCAAAATCGCAAAACGAGGTAGAAGAACTCAAAAAGGCACATTTATTTAGTAATATAAATGTTCGGTGTATTCTCAAAGATTTGATACGATTTACCCATGATCTGGGGGCCGATTTTGATATTGATATGGAAAATGTATATGATGAATTAGAGGCCGATGCCGACAAATCAGAGACCGAAGATGAAAGCGTCACCGATAGTGATGAGAGCCTCAATTTGGACAGTTTAGCCATTAATATGCCAGACTATAAAGATATTATTGATCAACAAATACAACCCGAAAAGCCCTATGCTATTTCCATGACTATGGAAGAAATTAAACAAATTAACCCGCCATATCAATTTAAAGATATGTCTTCCATTTGGGATATAGAAATTTTGCCTCCGTTGGGAACATATGAATATGAAAAAGTCAAATCATAAATATTGAAATGCTCATAAAGGATTTCAATATTATTGTAGCATGTGTTTGGTAACATAACCTGTCCATATTTGAGTATTGCCCCGTTCATTAATCATTAAAGTTGAATTTTCCAAAATAATAACCAATTCAACAAGTTCAGTAATTGGCTGGCATAATACTTTCACAAAAAAATTGCTTTGTTTAGAAACTCCATCTGTTTCACCGATTGCATTTGAGGGTATTTTGAAAATAGTCTCTTTATAAAAGTCGCCATTTAATTGCCCGTTATAATGCTCATAAAGTATTGATATTTGATAATTGGCTAAAAAAGTTCTGGTATTAAAAGTGAGCTCAATTGATGACAATGGCAATATTTGTCCCATTTCTGTTCGCATATATACATATATGTTTTTGGGAATTACACTAATTGCAAAATTTAATGATTTCATTGAATATGATGCCCCTGTGGAATTTGTCAGATAATATTGATAGGTTGAAAAATTAAGTTGATTCTTGATTGGTATTTTCTCCATTTGAACTGGTGTCGGATATAACATTTTTATATGGAATACCGCATCACGCAATATGCCACATTCAATAGATACCAAATTATCGCGATCTTGCAATATTTCTCTAATTTTTGGTTTTGCATTTTCCATATTCAAAAAATAATTAAAATTCATAGACCGAATATATGTTAATGCTTTTCTATTTTTATCATTCATAAATGGCCCAATATTTAATATTTCATTAAAATTGGTCACAATTGTATATGTATGTATATTTGATTTCACATCATGATCAATCACTAAAGCTGTCGTTTCTGACAATTCAGTTGGCAATACTGGGCCAATATATTTATTACAAAATTGCATAGACACGCAATTAATTTGGACATTAACATTTTCAAATAAATCCGATAAAGATATTGCTTTAAAAGCGCGCATTAACGTTTGTTTTGATATTGGGACATTTGACATGACTTTCCATTCAGTCATAGCCTTTTGATAAATGACAGGATCAATAATAGTATTATATGTTGGAATTACTATATTATAAAATAAGTCTTTGTGTGTGCATATATCTGCTTTATAGATCATATGAGCCTGCTGTTCAGCGGGACATATTTGTTGTTGTGGCGTCTTCTCCATAACGCTTTCAATTAACGGATCGTCAATTTTCACAATATCAATGGAAGGCGTCTCAAAAGAAGGGGCAGGTAATAATCTCTTCGGTCCCATCCCAATTACCTTCAAATATGCTCTAAAGAGCTGACATGGCCATTTCCAAAAAGCAAATAGCGACATTTAGTTAATATAATTAACTAAATATTATATTTAACGGACTCCGTGTTTATAATACCCCACATTAATAGCATTTCGCTTTTTCGCGTCATCTAAAATGTCATACCATTGTTTTTCTGAAACTGTAAGACGACCATATTCGTCTATTAAATCTTCCCTCAATATGCGCAATTCCCGAATCTCCTCATCGCTATCTACGTGTGGCACCATTGATAATGATTTCAAACGGTCTTCATAATGTTTCAATAACTCACGTATTTGCATTCGTCGTACAGTTATTCCATGTAAAATTTCGTTAATTTTAGATTCCATATAAAATTAATGAAGAAATTAAAAAAATCTATATTCGGGGATGTAGAAGCGACCATAGCTTGTGACTCCCCCGCTAACTATGTAAAATATTATTTTTATATTGTTTTCAGTCTACGCACAAACAGGCTTCCGTATCTTTTGCAAATAAAAGGTGGATAATTCCGTGGGTTGCTGTGGGAAGCCTACAATATATACTGGTATTTTATCTTTAACCCCTTTTGCGCCCTTTTCTCATAAAGGTGGTTGGTTATATATGGGAATATTATTTTTATGCTATTTTATTTATATGCACGGGTATAAACAAATTCTGCGGCGTCATGGTCTGCTCAAATTGCGCGGCGGGTCCGTGCCTCCGCCATATCCCCCTTCAATTGGCCCCGAAATATCTGCGTCCGAAATGAGATGGCGCATCAGACAGAATGATATTGCTAGGGCGCGCGCTGAATTGGAAAACCTCGCCCAACGTATTTATCGTCTCCAACTCCTGCGCGAAGACAGGCAGCGAGACATTGATGATGACCGCCGAGAAGGAATAGAGGTTGACGCCGAAGATATTGAAGCCCTTCGTCATCTTGATGGCGCCATTCGCCGTTACAGTGTCCAATACTTTGAATTACGAACCACATTTGAAGACCAATACGGCGAAGAATTTTAATTTACCAAAGATGTCAGCATTTTTTTCCATTTGTTGGAAAGAATGCCACCGAGGCGTGCCAAAGATGCCAACAATAGGGGGAATACAGCCAATGCTGACATCTTTGGTTCCTCTCTACTGGGAGGTCTTAAATTATTCGGAATATTTGTTTATATCTTTGGTAAAATTGACATTTAAATATACAATCTCTTTCTGACCATCAGTCCGTTCAAATAGACACTGTTCAATTAAATTTCGGAAATCTTCATCATTTAAACTCATTAAACCACGTTTCACATCATCAATTGTGCACTTATCCATATATATTAACAATTTTTTAATTTTTAATATATTAAAATTCCCAAATCCTTTTTACTGATCCAACTCATAAAGTGGTTGGGTTATATTTGGGATTTTATTAATTGACAAATCCCAATGTCTTTCGGGTCATGCGATTTGGCATGTCTGGCATAACTATCAATTTTTTGATATTTGCCACATAAAGGGCATCGTAGCCGCTCATGTTTAATCTCCATTGCCAATTTAATCAACGCCATTATAAATTCGGCATTATAAATAATGCTGTAATTACTATTTATGTAAACTTTTATATCAAATGAGGGATCCCCTGCAGCCAATGCCTTGGCTTCTTTATTAATTTTATGATACAAATTGGTCCGATTCCATTTATTTAACATTACCATATCAAACATACTCTCATATGTCCTTATTTCATATCCCAATTTAGTAATTGGCACAGATTTGAACAATTTGGCTTTATCATCATATAACTTCTTTTGCTTTGGTGTCAACCGTGCGACCAATAATTTGACGGGCATATTATATAACCATTTATATGTCTTTTGTCGGGTTTCTTCCAAAGCAAGGGGTTCATCCATTGCATCATTATATTCGTCCGTCTCTTCGGGTTCATCGGGATACTCTTCGGGTTCTTGCTCGTCATCCTCGTCATCCTCGTCATCCTCGTCAATTTTAATAACAACTTTTTTATGTTGTTTATGTTGCTTTTCCTCTTTATTGACAAATGCAACCACTTCGGGCTGTTTTGCCATGAGTGACGCATATTCGTCAGCGGTTATATAATCATATGGAAATGGATAATCGCCTTCAAACTGTTTTTCAAATAGGTTGAATAATTCGCGGGGCAATGGCACCCATTCTGAGTTTTCATTATAACGGATATAGTATGTTGACATCTTTGGTAATCTTGTTATATAATATATAAATATTATCTTTAACCCCTTTTCATCACAAAGATGCCAACATCGGAGGGGGGGAAGGGTAATTTAGATATTCCTTAATTACCAAAGATGCCAACATAGGAGGAGGGGGAAGGGTAATTTATATATTCCTAAATTACCAAAGATGCCAGCATTTTCATAAACATGCCAACCATGGCCGCATTTTCAGGTTTTTAATATTAATTGAAATTCTATTAAAATCTCATAAAATTTATGTATTTTCCTAATTTACCAAAGATGCAAACAAATTTTCCCATTTTTTGGAAAGTTGGCCCCTGAGGCGTACCAAAGATGCGGCCAGTGTATGTATCTTTGGTGTTTGCATCTTTGGTTCGCCCCGACTGGGGACTTTCTCATTTTATGGAATTTTTGTATACATCTTTGGTAAATTGGTATTTATATGTTTTTAATAATATTTTTAATTGAATTTCTAACAATAACCCAATTTCTTTATAATTACCAAAATGACAAATCACGTTCATCCTAAACATGCCAACAACTTTATGAATTCGGACCACATTTTGTCAATTTGGAATCATTGAAAATCCCATCATATTTTTTATAGAATACATAATAATATAATAGGATTTCCTATCATATTAATAATCAAATGAACCCAACCACCTTTATGAGGATACGGCGGTAGGTAGTTCGGCAGCGGCGGTATTTGCAGCGGCGGTATTTGCAGCGCGAAGGGCTGCGGTTCGTTTGGCCATTGACGCCTTAATTATATTATTATGATATGCACGATATTCTGGATTTTCCATGCGTTTTTTGCTATTAACCCCCCGTTTTGTGACTGCAATTGGGGACAGTTTATTTAAAGTGGCATGTAATTCTGTAATCCAATAATATTCGCGCTGACGTGCTTCTTCTGAATTATTACACGGGAAATTTTCAACGAGGATCATGTCCCAATTATCCCAGCCGCCATGCTCACGAATAAATTGATATTTATAATAATTATAACTGAGATTATTGCGATTATTGCAATTCGTGTTATGGTTATATTTTCGCTCAACCATATGGGTCGTTGACCCAATATAAATGTCGGTTACAGTCGTATCCTTGCAACATAATTTATATATTTTGGTGTTATTGTAGTCTTTTGGGAGACGAGGCATTCAAGGGATTCTATAACATTCTATAACATTTTAAAATATGCTAAAATAACGCAATTAAGCCACCCCACCGAGCTATATTTAGTTAAATGTGGAAATGTGTTGAAATGTGTGGAAGCAGGGCTTATTTTTTTCACATTTTCGGCCGATTTTTTCCACATTGTTTTAACAAATTGTCCACATATTTCCACATTTTAAAAATATTGGGGATTTGTATGAGTGACGACGACACCGACAAACCATATCCAGACATATTCCTGCCCCGCGTAATCACAGAACGCGCCCCAAAGCGTGCGGCCACACCTGCAAAAGTTGCAAAACCAGATGACAGCAAATTGACACCACAACAGCTCGGCAAGGTGCAAGCAATCCGTAATGCAAAAGAGGCGAAAAAGGTGGCCAAATTAAAAGATGATAATAGCGCTGTATCAGAGCGCGCCGAGTATTATCATATGCGATATCTTAAAAAGAAGCTGGAGAGCGGTGCAATTGAAAAGGCCAAACCCCCCGATATTAAAACACAGATAAAATCCATTGCAGACGCGAAATTGTATGAGCAAGTTGAAGAATTAGAGGACAAACTCGCCGAATTGACCGAGAAATTGGAGACCATTACCAAAGATTATGAACACAAATTAGATGACGTATATGGTCAGTTGGATAAATCGGAGGACGACCGCAATATTTATATTGATGCCATTTTCCGACTATATAAAAATGACAAAGTCAGCCATGGCATAGAGGCCATCCAAGATCGCACCGAACGATTTCGCGATGAGGTGGAAAACTGGAAAACGATGACCAAAGAAGACCGCAAACGATTTATAGTCAATAGCTTGATAAATGGGGTCTAATAACCCCCAATATATAACCAACCCACTTTATGAGTAAGTCCCCCAATGATTTTAAATAATCTAGGAAGATTATATGTCGGACAATAAAATCGCCATATTAATGCCCATTTTTAATGGATTGGAATTTGCAGAAGAATCCATATTATCGGTATATGCACAAACAATACCGCGAGCACTATGGAAACTCTTCATTATTGTAAATGGATATCCTGAAGAAGAATGCGATGAGGTAGTTCGTAAATTAATTAAAATAACCGACAAATATGGGGCCGAACAGGTTTATTATATTGGTTGTTTTGAACAATTTGAACAGGGTCGCAAAGGCGTGGCCAACTCATTAAATTATGCATTGCGAACTCATATTGATGGCGAAAAATACCCATTAATTGCATTATTGGACGTAGACGATAAATGGGCACCCCATAAATTAGAAAAGCAATTAAAATATGCTGACCGATTTGATGTGATTGGGACAACCTGTAAATATTTTGGCGATAGTGATGCCAGCCCATATATTCCAGTAGGCGACATCAAATATTTTCAATTTTTAAAATCAAATCCTATTATTAATTCGTCGGCACTTATTCGCAGATATACACATGCACATATTCATTGGGATCCAGAATGGGAGGGAATCCAAGATTATGAGTTATGGCTGCGTTTGCGGTGTAACCCAGATATGCGATTTTACAATATAGATGCCCCTCTTACATTTCACCGAATACATGGGAATTCTTATGGAAATAAATGCAATCAACAAGAAAGGGTCCGCGCCCTTGTGGCCAAATATTCAGACAAATTAATTGGCGGAGACACCAAAAAATGAACCCCTTTAAAAAATTAGAATAATATATAAAAAAATGTATTTTATTCTATTAGATTATGGCCGCAAAGACACGCAGCCAGAAAATTACTGTATGATAGTAGCCGCACACATGACCCGCACAACTGCGGAGGAGGCAATGGCCAAATATTGCCAACACTTTTCGTTACTTTCATTTCTAATATTGCGCGAATTAATACCACAAACGGGTTACGATAATGTTTATGAGCAAGACAACGATATTATTGACCAATTTTATTACAAATTCCATATACAATATTATGGCGGACCGATGCCATTTAAATGTGATCTCCCACCAATGGATGACGAATCGCCAACCCCATCAATTGAATCAATTGACGTAGCCACTTTATGAGCAAACCCCCCAATTTTTTCGTCTATTGATACAATATGGAAAAAGAATTTCGGAAAGGAAAAGAACACAAAAAAAAGATGGAATGGTATAAACACGAATTGGCGAAAGAGGGGACCAAACAGGACATCCAAAGCATATTAGCCCCCTTTTTGGGAGACAAGGTTAAGGATATTTTTGTGGAATATCCAGACTTGAAAAATTACATGAATTTGGATGAATTGCTGCCCAATCGCGATTTTGATTGTAAAGTGATTTTGATTGAAAATAACCGCGATATTTATTATAGTGGTGGCACGAAACACGAAGAGATCAGCGGGCACTGGACATGCATAATTCGTCAACCCAATGACCAATTTTCATATTATGATTCGTTCGGGTTGCGTTGGGACCAAGAATTCCGATATATCCCCGAAACAGTTCAATGCGAATTACATGAACGCGAACACTTTTTGAGTGAAATCATTCGGGCATCACCAGAATATAATGTAAAATGGTCGGATGTTCAAATGCAATATGATTCGCCAGATATTTCTACATGCTGGCGCCATGTTGCAATTCGGATAATTTATGCAAAAATTGGAATGACAAACGAGCAATACGAGGATAAAATGCTTGAATTGCAAGATATGACGCCAGATATTCCTAGTGACGTTATCATTGTAAATATGACAAAAGATTTTTTTATTCATTAATAATAACAGACTGTCGTATTAATGAGTACAGTATCAAATTATGTTATAAATCAACGACTAACATATTTAACTTCGCAATTAGCATCACATGGAACTGGGCCGACTGGACCCACAGGCTCGGCAGGTAGTGGTGCGACGGGGCCAACAGGTGCTGCTGGATCAATAGGAGCTACGGGGAGCACTGGGCCGACTGGTGCAGCTGGATCAGCTGGATCAATCGGTGCGACTGGTTACACTGGGCCGACTGGGCCACAAGGATTGCAAGGAGTCACTGGTTACACTGGGCCGACTGGGCCACAAGGATTGCAAGGAGTCACAGGTTACACTGGGCCAACGGGGCAGCAAGGGGTTATAGGACCGACTGGGCCCCAACCATTTCCAAACGGCACAAATTATGCAGATTATCCATATTGGAATACCAACACAAGTCCTGCCCAGTGGTCTATTGGTGACACACGAGTTGTGATGGGATTCAATGCGGGCAAATCATCGGCTAATACCTATGCAGTTGATATTGGCTATAATGCTGGAAATAGTGGTCAAGGGGAATCGGCCGTTGCGATGGGAAATGGGGCTGGTGCAAATTACCAAGGAACCAATGCGGTTGCTTTGGGCATTGGCTCTGGTGCAAACACGCAAGGAAGCGGTGGAATTTCAATTGGATATAATAGTGCATCAGCAAATCAACAACCGAATGCGGTCGCTATTGGTGTTAATGCTGGGACAGCTTCACAGGGCACCTTTTCAATAGCCATCGGGGCATTATCAGGGTCACAAGGACAATGGGATAATTGCGTTGCTGTCGGAAGTTCAGCCCAACAAACAGGTGCGAACGAGTATGCAATTTCAATGGGAACCAATGCAGGTCAAAGTAACCAAGGGACTCAATCCATTTGCATTGGATATGGAGCAGGTGCTCAATTATTGGGTCAGAATTCAATAGCTCTCGGGTTTAATGCCGCCGCAACTAATGCGGGGTCTGGAGTAATTGCAATCGGTTATAGTGCTGGTTCGTTTGACATTTCGGGGAATGCTATTGCCATTGGCACACAGGCGGGCAATTCTGCATGCAACTCGGGCGCCATTTGCATTGGGTTTCAAGCAGGAATGACAAGCATGGGGACGAACTCCATTGCCGTGGGAACACAAGCTGGCGCGAGTGTAGACGGGCAGAACACCATTGCCATTGGAACACAAGCAGGACAAGCAACTCAATTCAGTGGAGCCATCGCCATCGGGTTCGGAGCGGGTCAGACATCGCACGGAACCAATGCAATTGCCATCGGAATAAATGCTGGAGGTTTAAACCAATCAACAGAATGCATCGCAATTGGTGACCAAGCAGGCGCAACAGGTCAAGCAAACGCAGCGATTGCGATTGGTGTTAATGCGGGAAGCACGGGGCAACAATCGGCTGCCGTTGCGATCGGAAATGCCGCGGGGCTGTTAAATCAGGGAATAATGGCCATTGCCATTGGGTATTTGGCGGGACAATCAAACCAAGGGTCAAGTTCAATAGCCATTGGTCAACATGCTGGTCAAAGTGGACAAGGTTCGGGCTCAATCGCTATCGGCGTTTTGGCTGGTAGGTACACTCAGGGCAATCAGGCGATTGCTATTGGAGGGTGTGGTTTAACATCACAAGCTGCGAATTCTATTTGTCTAAACGCTAGTGGCTCTGCATACACACCAGCCAATAGTGGATTTTTTGTCCAACCCATGACCTCTAATGCAGTTATAACACAAACAAATGTTTGCTGCTATGTTACAGGCACTGGTGAGATTCAATATAACACGACCAAAACTTTCGTTATTGCTCATCCAAATCCACAAAAGACTAAAAGCAATCTTCTCGTCCATGCTTGCATAGAAGCACCCGAGAATCTTGTCATGTATCGGGGGAAGGCATCAATAACCGATATTGGCAGCGTCACCATTGCCTTACCTGATTACGTGCCATTTCTTGCAAAAAATTTTACCATCCAATTGACACATATTGCATCAGAACGTGGATTGCCTCATTCTGTGGGATTGGTGTCCACAGAAGTAGATGAACAGCGAGGCACATTTACGGTCTTCGGACATGCAGGCATATTCCATTGGCTTGTCCATGGTGAGCGCCGAGACTGTGCGCCGCTCATTGTTGAGCCTCTGGTGAGTAATACTACTGTATGCGGAGATATGAGCAGTCCTTATCGTTGGATTAGAGCGGACACCGTCGCTGCTGCTGCCGCAAATTGGCCACCCAAGAAATAAATATATTAAATTTAAAATAAAAATCTAAATTTTAGATTTATTAAGCAAAAATTAAAGACAGGACGGTAAACATATTAAAAATATTTTCTCATGTATATACACACACAGTGACAATGAAAAAAAATGGTAATGAAGTATCGCAGAGAAAAAATGCAGCGGAAGCCCAAGTGCCCAAATCAAGAACGGCAGAGTATAATCGGGAACAACAGAAAAAATGGTACGCAACACATCGGGATGAAAAAATAATAATGTCTGCACGTGTTCAGTATGCGCCCTATATTGATGAGACCACAATGGACATGATATGTAAACTTTATGATAATGATTCAACAATGGTTAGACATGCTTTTAAGATGAAAAAGGCAGAAAATCAATTACGCAGAATGTCGCCCGAACGTGCCATGTCAGTTATTACCCCTATTTTCTAAATAAAAATTGATAAATATTTTTTTGATAAAAAAATACTTAGAAATAAATATATTTAGTTAATATATGCTCCACATATTAACTACCTGCATAAATTCAACCGATTTTCTAGAGATGCAGGTGGTCACTCTTAAACGTCATATGCTCTGCCCATACGAATTTATTGTATTTAATGATGCCAAGTCATGGCCAGATTGGACCAATTTTAATGACACAACATTAAAGCAAAAAATAACTGCAAAATGCACCGAATTGGGAATCCAATGCATTGAACATCCGAATGACCATCATAAAGGGCCCTATTATAATGAACCCTCGCATCGTGCAGCGGATACGATGAACTCCATATGGGAGTATATGAAAGCCCACCCAGCGAAATATTTTATTCTTGATAGCGATATGATTCTAATTTCAGATTTCAACCCGCTGACCCGATATACAGGGTATGACGCGGCCATCTATGAACAGACCCGTAACCTCCCCGAATTGGTCCGATATATTTGGCCCAATGTATTTTATTTTGATACACAACAAGCGCCCCATCAGGAAATTATAGATTGGCGATGTATGCCCAGATTAGACACGGGGGGGATGACGCGTTACTGGATGGCCAGCGACCCCAAATTATATTATATGACAAAATGGCATATTTGCGATGGCTCAGTTAATCATATTGATATGATTGATGGTATTGAACAATACCCCAAACTAGGCGAGTGGATTCTTTCAGACCCGCGAAATGGTGGCGCCCGAAATTTATTGGAAATTGTTGAAGACCATATATTGCATTATCAGTCTGCATGCAATTGGAGAAGGGAAGGGCGTTTTATTCATCAAATGCTTATCTCAAGTCTCAAAAAAATTATATTAAAATAAATGCAACCAAGGTTTATGAGTTGTATTTATTAGTTTATGCTATCCGTGTCAGTTCAACACTCCATGCATTTAATGTGAGCGTACCGCTAGCAAAAAATGGAGTGAATGTTAGAGAAGCAGTTTGGGCACCTCCTAAATTCTGCTGGAAAAATGTGCTAAATGATACAACTTTAGTAGTTCCAGATGCAATATACGTATATGACGGATAAGTTGTTAAATTAGAATTTTCAGAACCATCAATTATCTGCGTTAATGTGCCAGCACTACTACATCCTGCAACGCCAAATGTAGTATAATTGTAGGATACATCAGTAGTTCCACGAAGAGTAATATTTCCACGAACTGCCCACAGGCCCGGATTGCATGAAAGATCCAAAAAATCTTTTGCAGTAGTTGATTGCATTGCACCAGTCAATCCAGTTGCAGAAAAATATTTGGTATTCCCAATATCAATAGTGGGCTTTGCAAAATGAGTAGAAGCCGATGACATTTGTTATATACAATTGAATAGAGAAAAAAACGACTATAATAAAAATTCTCGCCATAATTTAAATGAATACCCAACTTTTCAATATAATAAAACCTACTGAATTATTGGCGCGTATAATAAAAGAAGCCGATATAAAAGCCAAAATCATCGCCGAGGTCAATAAATTTGTCCATCTTATTGAATCGCCAACCCTCCTCGCCGTGTCTCAATATATATCCATCCTTGTAGAGAATAGTGTTAAAAAATCCGATAAAATTGATAAAATGGCCTTGGTAGTGTCTATATTTCATGAAGTATGGCCAAATATTACAGATGCCGAAATAGCCCAAATTAAGGCGCAAATAGAGCATTTATTAGTTAGTGGCCAAATTCTTAAAATTCCTATATTAAAATATGGCCTCCATCTTTCCAAAGAATTGCTCAAAAAAACGATTGGTCATTTTTTTTTGATAAATTAGTTATGCCTGATATATGGTATGTTGCAAAATCTTATGCAAATATGGCTCTTATTGCAGCAATCCCCGCTATTAGATGGGAGATATTTGTGGTGATGGCCATTATTTAATTTTATGAGTAGTCACATGCATAATCAAAATCTTCTATTAAAACCAATTCTCGCAATGTTATTTCTTTTTCAATAGCAATTGCTCTTAATTCTTCTTTTCGCTTTGTTGAGTAACCACATAGCGGTTTGGGGTGCGGTTTAAATCCGCGAGCTGCTCTCTCGCGCATTCGCTGTGTAATCTCATCATTACTTCGCATTATAACTGGTGCATAATGGCCCGGATATTCATAACCAATCGCGGCCATCCTTTCCATAATTGTATTGTAATCCATCTTTATAATTACTTGATATTATTTAGTTAATACATCAACCATTTAGAAATAAATTATAGGGATATAGTATACACCCTAAATGTCTGATCACTTTTGCTTTAAAGAATATTTTGATTTTTATTTTGTGGATTCGTCGGGCTCATGTATGACCTTTAATATGTTAATGATAACATTAAAAGAGAGATGTGAACTTTTAAAGGTGCCATTTTCGGATGAGTTAATGGATCAACTCATTAATATTATGAATAACAAATATGGTTCTATTAAAATAAAACATGGTAGTGATTACTGGGAAGGGATCAGACTACTGACTCCATATGAAGAATATCAGAGACGACGCCGTTTTAGTTAGATTGATTTTGTTTTTCTATTTTTTCTATGCGCTCTAAAAGCATGGCCATTTCGCTGTTAGGATTTCTTTTTATATTATTTACATTGAGTTCATAGGTCGTATATGGTTTCCAACCATACCAATAGCTAATTTGCCTATCCTTTATTGGTTCGCCCAATACTTGATTATAAATCCTCAGCCTGTCCTCATCATTTTTTTGCCAAATATATAATAATTCATCACGATAAAATTTTTCTAGTTCATTTAATGATACATATGACCTATAATCACTTTTTTCATAGAATATATTAAATTTGTCTCTAAATGTTTGTGCATAATATTTAATATCTTCTTGCGATAATGGCATTGGTTTATTTTCATTATTCCCCATATATATCCTAAATATTATATTTTTTTATATTTAGTTAATACTGCGGGGATATACTCATAAAGTTGGCTGGTTTAGTTAATATATATAAGATTTTAATGATTTTTGCCATATAGTTGATGAAATATGTCGCGAATTAATTAAAGCGCTTTAATTAATGTCGTATTTCATTATAATATTCAGTCGTTTATACCTGAAAATGCGACATTTATTAACTAAACACATATAATATGTTTAGTTAATATCAGATTTATTAACTAAACGATGGGGGCGGATTATTTATTCGTATTCGTCCATGAAATGGTCGCGTGCTGCGCGTGCACTGCGATGATGGCGGCCTCCGCCACTCATCCCTGCTCCACTCATCCCTGCACCACTCATCCCCGCGCCCTTGTGTCGCATCATGTGCATACCTCGGCGTTTCATAATTGGATGAAGATTGTTAATGCCGTGACGCATTCCCGAGCCGATGATTTCCTTATCTAAATCATCTCGTGACATTACAGGCTCGCCAAATTCTGAATTCAGAACAGTGTTGTTCAGAAGCAAGCCAGTGTATGTGCTTGATATTCCATTCAAAGAGGTGACCAATATGCCGCTTGAAACCCATGCTACAATAGCTTCAGGTTGAATAGTTGCATTGCTTGTGTTCAATACACTAATTTTGAACCACACATTATACTGGCCCAAACTCGAGCTGGCCTGACCTGCTGGGAGCTGCATATCAAATGCAGGCCTCACCTTCACTGGGCAGGAAGGTAGAGCGATAATGTCTTGGCCGTAATTGGTTGAATTGAATGGGGAGGCAACTGTGGAGATGGCTTTTGATTTTGCACCTTGCCCGCTATACTCGAGCCATGCAGAATTTCCAAAATTGCGTTTTGTCATTTGGTACAAATCGTAAATTGTGGCTTGAGCCAGTGGTCCGTTATTTTGATTCCACGTGACGACAATTTTCTGAATTGGGAAAAAATTCATGTTATTTGCACTAGATTGTGAGGCTTGGGCTATACGAATGCCCAGATACATTTCCTCGGGAATACTTGAAATTTGAACCGCGCTAGTTGTGACGTCTCCCGTCGCGCCAGACGCAATAGTTCCGTTATTGGTATACGGGGTGATAGACTGCGTGATCGTGTAAAATGGCAATACATTAGTGGGTGGAAGTTTGGATAATTTGACTGGATCTAATTGATAATATTTGGCCATTAGTTGCATGGAAGAAATACCATTTAATTGAGTGCCGCCATATGGGGTGATTCCAGATACTTGTGATGTAATATATGGATTTTGCGTGCACCATACACGTCGTTGCGAGGCATCAAATGAATAATTTAATGTAAATTGTTGGATTCCAAACCATGCCGCAGACTCACGCTCTCCACAAATGGATAGCGGTGATAAACCGATTGCCGCAGGCTCAACAACAGATATGGCTATTGATACTTGGAAATATTCGCCAGCGGCTCCAGTCGCAATATTGGAATGGTCAACGGGGGTAGAACCTCCTGCAGTGGTATATCTATCAACTTGATAGACTGTGAGTGGATATGATGCACGAGGTGGGATTTTGCGTTCTGAAGTACCAAGGAAATCGCCGCATGCATTATTGATTGCACCCGCGCCATCTGCTTGATAAAAATAGGTATCCAAATAGTTTGGAGTCATTCCAGTGTAATAACTCAATGTGTCAATATCCATGGATTTTAATAACAATGGCAATACTTGCTGACTATTGATGGAATTTCCAACCTGATTGATTGACCAGTTGGCATTGACAATGCTCTGGTTAAAAGGGAACGCTTGGACGCAGATGCCCGAACTTGGGTCTAATCCGTATGTCACAGAAGTGACGCCCTGGGGCACACCTTTCAAAATAAAAGTGGTTGCAAGTGTTGCAGCAGCCATAATATCACGACCTAATCCAGTTTCATAAGAAGGAACCAAAAAAGTATTTTGCGAACTTGATTGATCAGCACTTTGGGATTTGTATTGCGACCATGAAGTATTGGCGCCCGATTCTACTGCAAAAACCAGCTTTGGAGTGACCTGTGAGACTGCGCTATCCTCTATTAACGCTGTGGAAAAAAAGTTGTTGGCTGGGCCAGACATTTCGTTTTAATATAAAATCAAAATAAAAAAACATTTTTCATATTTTGATTCAAAGTTCGCGCAATTTATTCCACACTATTCCACAAATTAAGGCACAAGGCTTTTTTTCTGAAACAAAGTCAATGTATTAAATGAGCATCCAGATCCTAGACGCACCGCATAGGTATTATTTAAACGATCCAAATATACT